CCAAACAATAGCTGAGTACGATGCCGATCTTGCTACACTTATGTCTCCGACCGCTTGGCGAGGATTCTATTCAAATGGGTCAAGTGTCGTGACCGAACTATCTCTTGGTGCAAATGGCACTTTTTTGGAATCAAATGGCACTTCTGCCGCACCAGCATATCGTACTTTAGTAGATGGCGATATTCCAACTACACTCACTCTTGCAAATATAATCGGGGTTATTGACAGTATTTCAGCGGCAAGAGCCGTTTGTGATTCGCTGTACTTTAGAGATGAATCTGGGGCAATTGTGAGATATGCAACCAGTTATGGTACTAATGGTTTATATGAAGAAGGTGAATATTGACATGAAAAAACTTGTTTGTTTTGTAATTGTCGGAGTTTTGACAGTATTTAGCATTGGTATAAATTCAGATGTTCTTACAGACAATATTGTAATTGAAAAAACTATAAACAGAGAATTGGTAAACGGGAAGTTAGAGATAGTATTTACGACAACTTATACTAATAAAAATATTGTCTTAGCGGTTTATTTCACTGATGGTACTACACTTTATCATTCATGGACAGAAACAAGAAAAGAAATTTATTGTGCTAAAGATGGCGAGATAATACTTGAGATGGTAGAGAATGAGGAGGGTGAATATTAATGAATAAATACTTGACAATATTCATATGTTTTCTATCCGCTCTTTTAATTGCCGCCACTCCTGTTGTCAAGCGTGATGCTAACCAGCGTGTGTTTCTGTTCGAGGGAAGCTTTAACGATTCATTAAGTTTCAGAAAAACAGACACAAATGGCTTTTTCGCTAAAGAGCTTATTGAATGGCAGAATGATGCTATTGGTGATTGGCCGTTAAATGAGAGTCAGTCTAATGCAGATGCATCAACCGTTTACGATATTAGTGGAAATGGCAATGATGGAACTTGCACCGATGTCAGTTTAACAACTGGAGTTGGTGATGTTCCAAACGGAGCAGCATTATTTAACGGCACGACCAGTTTAATTAATACTGGCGCTGATATGGTAGGGATATTGCCACTAACGATTGAAGTGTGGATTTATCCTACTGGATGGGGGGAATTAGCGTATGGGCGTACGGTTGATAATAACAGATCTGTATTTGGAGTAACTACAGGTAGATTGCACTATAGGTCTGACGGGGCAACTGTTATCTATTCGGGCATTGCAAGTATCACCTTAAATAGTTGGTATCACGTTTGTGTAACAAGAAATGCCGCTGGAGATGAAACAAACTTCTATATAAACGGCATTCTTTCGGGAAACGCTAACCAAGATTCGGGCACTCCAGAAGCAGGGACAACAAATGTACTCATTGGTGGGCATAATGGTGCTTTAACTTTCGACGGCAAAATAGCAAGCGTGAAAATATGGAATTATGTACGCACAGAAAAGCAACGATTAGCATCTTATAACGGCACATCTGACAAATACAAAGAATTAAACGGCAAAGTATACGCAACTGAATTTATAGAACTTCCATAAAGGAGGATTACATGAGAAAATATGAAACTTGGATTTGGTTTGTTATATCGGTCATTCTGATTCTATTCTATGCAACGACATCGGAAGCTGGTAAATACAGTACTGTGATTGTCGGAGTTGCCCCGCAAGGCACTATATACGCCAGTGCTGAGTCTTTGTATACTGATGATGACCTTAGCGTGATTATTCGATAGCGGATGAAATAAGGATACTACAGACAACAAAAGATGATAGTCTTAATTCTTATGATGAGCAATTTACCATTGCCAGTATTACATCGGCATATATTGAACTTGACGCTCTATGGTATCATCCGACAACCACAACCGCAATAGTTGTGCCAGCGGGGAAAGAAATAGTTGTATTTGCAGATGATCATACGATTGATTTTTCTATTGATGATGGTGAGGTTATATCTTCAGATACATTTACAGAACATATTCATATTCCAGCATCAGAACTTGGCAGAAATGTTACTAATCCTCCTATAGTAAACAGTTATGGAATATGTAAAGTGGCCGAGTTTACTGTAGATACTGACAAGGTTAAGTATAAATGGTTAGTTCCAACCAACTATGCGTCTGGGGATATTACTGTACATGTAAATTGGACACGAAGCACGACCGGAGATGATGAAAGTGCAGAAACAGTCAAATGGCAAATAAAAAATCTTGCTATAAATGGTACGTCCGAAGAGGTTGCGACTGGTGAAAATACTGATGCTGTACAGGATGCTTATACATCAAGTTCGACAACTGATAAAATTGGTTATGAAACAGATCCCATAACTATTGCTGCGGCCGAGTTCGCTATAGGCGAAATAATACTTTTTGAAATCATGGCGGTAACAGTTGATTCAGGGACGCCATTAACAGAACCAGCTTTGATTAGCTTAGGATTTACTTATACCGCCTATAAGGTAGCACCATAAAAGGTAGTACAATAAGATGAATGAAAAGCAGATAAAAGAACTCGAAGATGCGCATAGGCTTTGCCTTATAATGCGAGAGGATTTGAAAGCCAAAGTTTTGGTCGGCGCATATTTTATTGACCTTATTGAAGATATTAAAAAACATATAGAAAAAACTATGAGTTTTGAAACTAACAAGGAAGGAAAGTAAGATGACTGATTTTAGCACTCAAATTAAAACTGCACTCAAGGCAGCAGGTTTAGGCGAGGACTTATTTGACCAGATCAAGGTTGAAAAAGAGGAGGATATTGGTGGAGCGGTTGATACGCTCAAAAAAGAGATAGAAGATTTAAAAACTCTATCCGGTGAAGAATTTTTAAAGGCGGTTGACAAAGCCGGTTTATCCGAACCTCTCAAAAAATATATTGCAAGTGAAGCTGACAGGCGGATTACTAAAGCCCTAAAAACTCACGATGACAAATTAGCAAAAGACGCTCAAGATGTCAAAGATAAATTAGTAGAGGATGATAAGAATAAAAGTTTAACAACTGACCAAAAAGAGATAGCCAGTTTACATGCTAAAAACAAAGAACTAGATGAAAAAATTAATAGTATCTTGCAAAAGACTTCAGAGGGAGATATTTCCAGCACTATCTCTAAGGCATTAAAAGAGGCTAACCTCGATGAAGGATTTGCAAAAAATATAAGTGTTAAAACTGTCGAAGAAGTTGGGGATGCTGTGAAAGACTTATCGGAAAGGATTTTATCAGGTCAACAACAAAAAATTGACAAAATACTTGAAGAGGCTGGTGTTCCGGCCAATGGGAAGGGGCGCACGTCTACTCAAACAGAAGCTGCAATTGCCAATTTTGCCGAAAATAAAAATAAAGGTGAAGGCGGAGGGGGCATTATAGCTCAACAAAATGAAACAAAAAAGTAAGGAGTATTTAATATGGGTTTAAATGTAACATCAGAAAATGATACGCAATACAACCCGGTGTTCAAACTGATTTTAGAAGATATGCCTGGCGGTGTAATGCTGTTAACAGATAGAATTCCTGCGGCTACATATGAAATAAAAGCAGGGGCACTGTTACATGCTATTATTAGCACTATCGGGGGTACTCTTGCAAGCACCGGGGAGTATAGGCTCGTTAAAACCGCGAAGGTAGCTGTTGGTATGGCTACTGAAGCTGTAATGACACTTGCTGTTTATACTAATCAAGAGTTTAAAGCTGGTGAATTGATTGGAAAACAGGGAGCTTATACCGCATGTTCAATTTACTCGATCACAAAAGGTGCAACTACAGATCACATGGTACTCGTCGATGGCGGTGCTTTGGGTCTTGGTGGTACAGGATGTGGCGTGGGTGTAATTCTCGAAGAAAAAAGCGGATTAACTGCCACAAGTCAAAAATATGCCGCCAGTGTAGTTTTGAGGCAAACTGTGCAGGTTAGGGAGACCGATCTCACTACCCTTGCGAATGTAGCTTGTGGTGCTGTTGTACGTGGTACGGTGAATGAATCAGAAGCCGCATACTTCGTTACAACCGATGATAAAACTGCTCTTACAGATAGAATAAGGTGGGCATAATCATGGAAAGAACGATTCTCACTGAAGTAACTGCAAAAAACTTACTCACCTATGTTAGTAAGAGAGTTTATGATAAATATTATTGGCAAGATTTATTTCCACTCAAGTCCTGGCCTTTTCTGTCATACGAAGCAATTATTGGAAATAAGGGTGCTCCTGTAGCTGCCGATGTAACTGCTTACGATGTAAGTGCTCCGCTTAAAACACGGAAGGTAGTCAGTAAGATTGCTGGGGATATTCCTGCAATTCGAGTTAAACGCTCTATGACAGAGTCCAATATCAATTTGTATAATATCATAAAGAATGGGGCAGCCCCAGATATGGACGCAGTTCTAAGTCTGATTTATGATGATGTAGACTTTGTAGTTGAGGCTGTTCTTGCCAGAATGGAATTTTTAGCACTACGTTTGATTTCTAGTGGTAAGATATTATTGGACAGAACTGAAAATGCAGGCATAGTAACTGATACTGCTGTGGATTACGGTGCTTCATATACTACGGGGGCGGCTGTTATTTGGAGTGCGGCAGTTAATACTACTACTCCAATAACTGATATTGATACTATAGTTCGTGCAGGAATAGCACTTGGTGTCAAATACAAGTATCTTCTTATGGATCGACAATCGTGGACTTATTTCAGAACATCTGATGAGACCAAAAAAGCTCTAGTACCTTATACTATTGCTGGTGTTCTTGACAAGAGAATAAAAGCTACAATTACCTTGGGTATGGTAAATCAGGCTCTTAAAGATATGGAATATCCTCAGATTGTTGTTGTAGATCAGTCGATTGTTACTGAGACAGAAGATCATGACCAAGTCACTCAGAATCCATTTTATGCTGGACATATATGTTTCTTAGAGGATTTACCTATAGGGAATATGTTACACGGACCTATAGCAGAAGAGACAAACCCTCCGAAACAAGTAGTTCAGGCGAAACATGGAAATGTTCTTGTATCGAAATGGAGAACTGTTGATCCAGTAGTTGAATGGACAAAGGGAGAATCCAATGTCTTCCCTATTTGGCCATTGATTGATCGCTGTTATCTACTTGATACTTTAAATGCTTCTACATGGACTGATCCTACTTAATATTTTCTCGTACCATAATGAGTGGGGGGCAATTCGCAAGCCCCTCACTTATAAAATCGAGGTTTAGCATGACCAACACAGAAGCATTACAGGCAATGACTGAATATTCCAATGATAATCTATTGGCAAAAATCTTAGCAGATCATAGTCTGACTCCAGGGGGAACTTATAGTGACCAGGAGGCAATAGACCTTTGTGCTGCTGATTTATATTTCACTTTAGCCGCTCATCCAGAGTTAAAGGAAGGCTCATTGCTGATAAAATACAATGCACAGCAACTTCGTGCTATGAGGAAAGAGATACTTCGTAAATATAATGAACATTCCGATAATATTGACGGGACAGCATTATGGTGAAACATTATCCACATACCGGCACCTTATCTTATGTTGCTGCTGGAACTTTTAACTCAATAGGGATATGGACAGAAGGTACGCTCACTACTATCGGAATTGTTTGTAATATCCAAGTTTCAGGAAGGCAATTGCCTGTTGTAAGTGATGATGGGGTTATTATTCCATATGGTTGGCTTATCTTTTGCGAACCTGATACGGGATTCTCCAGCGTACCTGATGCAGCAAATCTCAATTTTTTCGATAAGGATCATGTAATAAAACATTTATTCGAATATCAAACTCATGTGGAGATTAAATGTTAAATCCGATGTTCTCTATGGGAAACATTAATCAACGAGTTGACAACTTTGTCATTTTCAAAGAGGAACGGATACGTTTAGCACTCCATTATGTTGGTGTAGATTTCATGGATAGGGCAAAGGAGAACCTCCCAAGAAGATTGGGAGGTACAAGTTTTGAGGATCATACTGGTAATCTTCGTAGTTCTATCGGGTATGCTGTATTGCTGGATGGTGAAGTACTCGATGAAGAATATAAAGTAGTTAAAGGAGGGCAAGAAGGTGCCAATGCAAGCAGGGAGCTTGTGCGGGAATTAGCCACAGAGTTTAATAAAGGTTTTGTTCTGATAGGATTAGCTGGCATGGAATATGCCGCTGCTGTTGAATCTAAAGGATATGATGTAATAACCGGTAGTACGCCAATGGCGGATGAACTTCTAACCTTCTTTAAAAAAGAGTTGAGGTTGTTATGAAAACCGGTTTTGACATTTTGGAAAGGTTATATGTAATACTTAATGTAGCTTCAATAACATCCAAAATTGATGGGCGAATTTACAGAAGGGTAAAACCGCCGAACTCTGAATTACAGGACATAACAATATTAACTCTTACGACTGCAAATAAAAAGGATGTTCAGCCCGCCACAATAATCATCAATATATATTGCAAAAATTTACAATATGGCGTACCAAATGAAACAAAATTAAATCAGATTGCAGATGCAGTAATTGCTGTCTTGGAAGCTTATACTCAAAGTGCTGGTACAAACTACTTTGATCTTGACTTGATAAGTGAGAATACGATGCAGGATGATGACCAGTCTACAATGAGCTATACAAGTCTAAGAATTAACTGCATGATTGAAAATATTTAAGGAGGTGAAAAGAAAATGGCTGATAAAAGATCAGGATACAGAGTAGTTGGATTTGAATATATATTAATGGGAACCGTTCCCGGACAGGCTGCTACGGCAAGCAATTATATGCCAACTGGTGCTTCACTAAACACTATTGGTAATCTTGTTCCAGATAGTGCTCATCTGCTTATAGACCCGGAAACAGTGAATGATTTCTATGTCGAAGAAAAAGCGGAAGTGGATTGCCAAATCAAAACTCCGGGTAAGAAGACAATCGAATTTGCTACCAGGGATATGGGACCGGATATGTTAGCATTCTTCTTGGGTGGAGCCGCAAGTGGCACCACCGTATACAAAGCCCCCCAAACAGCGTCTGTGGTTTCTGAAAAGAGTGTCAGAATACTTACCAAGGCGATAAACGGGTATACGTATATGATTGAGATTCCAAGGGCTTCCATATCGGTTGGAGGAGATTTGAGGTTTGGTAAAGCAGAAACAGGAACCTTGACTGTTTCGGCTGCTATAATGCAACCCTATAGCTCCTGTGCTCCATTTAAAATGACTCTTACTTCAGCTTAACATTGAAATTATAGCTTGCTCTTTGAACTATCGTAAAAGAGTAGGTAAAAGAGCAAGCTATATCTATTATGGAGAATTAAATGGATAAGAAAGTTAAACAGGACGCAATAGATACAATATTGGAGAAAGGTGTAGATTTCACCATTACTGTGGCGAATCAAAACCTACTTCATAGATTGGGAATATTGCGGACTGAAAGAAGGTTTATTATCTATCCTCTCAAACTCGGAACGCTTGTAAAAATATCAAGAATACTTGCTGAAATCGATCCAGAACAATTGAAACTATTAAAAGACACAAAAGATGGGGGGTTTCTCCAACAGGGCTTGACTATAATTGTAGATAATAAAAACAGGATGTTGTCAGTAATAGCTTATGGGCTTACCAGTAAAAGAAAAGAACCATCCCAATCTCTCATTAAATTTTTAGATGACAACCTAACTCCAAAAGAATTACTAAAATTATTAATTATTGTTATCAGTCAGATGGGAGTGGCCGATTTTTTGGCATCTATGGTCTCAGTAACAGGATTGGATCTACTAGAGACTCAGGGAAAAGAACCAATCCAAACCTCTGGGAAACAATCGGGGGATTAATAAAATATTTCAGGTTTTCAATGGAGGACATTTTATGGAATTACTCATGGGTAAATCTTGTAATGTTAATGTTATCCATTCCTAAATATGACAAGGAGGAGAATACAGATAAGGATACTCATGAAATCAAAGACGAGAATGAACTTATGAGATTAATGGTATGAGAAAAAAGGTTAGTATATGTATGATAGTCAAAAATGAGGAAGCTAACTTAAAAAGATGTTTGGACTCATTTTTACCAGTCATTCATGAAAAATGGTCAGAACTTGTAATTGTGGATACGGGTTCAAAAGATCGTACTTTGGAAATTGCTCACCAATATACCAGAAAGATATTTGAAAAGAAATTTGTTCCATGGGATTTCTCTAAAGCCCGAAATTATGGTTTAGCGAGAGCAACCGGTAAAAAGATATTAATTGTAGATGCAGACTATGAACTTAGACAAGAATGTTTATATCCATTGGAAGATATTTTATTAAATCCGAAATATACCGAACCCACTGTTTTTATAAAGACACGCAGTTTTTCTACAAAAGACAGAAACCACTTCTTGGACTCAGTTCAACCACATATTTGCAAAAATGATGGTAACTTCCATTATGAATTCAATGTGCATAACAAACCTGTATCATCTGAGCCGTATTTGTTTGCCACACATATCATTTTTAATCATCATGGTTATATGTTTCAGGGGAAAGAGGATTTACTCAACAAGAAGATAAAACGAAGCTTGCCAATGCTGGAAAAAGAATATAAGAAAAATCCCGATAGTTTACATATTTCAACACACTTGATTAAAACATATTGGATAGTTAAGAATTATGATAGGGTTATTGAAATAGGCGAAAAGTGGATTAAGGGTATGAGAAAAGTTAGCTATCATGATGGTTGGACAGCTTTTCTGGAAGCATTCATTAATATTGTTGGCTCTTATATAGCCAAAGACCAGATTGAAGATGCTGAACGGGTAGCAAAAGAATCTCGCAAATACTCAAAACGAATATTATCAATTGATATAATGTTAGGAAATTATTATACCAATAAAAATCAGAAAAAAGCACGAAAATATTTCGAGAGAGTTGTTTTATATAGTCGAGACAAAGGCAATGCTTATGAACAATTACTAACAACAAATGCAAATATTATTATTCCTGAAATATTAAATTATTTAGCTATTTATGACTTCCAGGACGGGAAATATGATAGAGCGGGGAAAAATATAAACGAAGGCATACGATTAAATAACAACAGGCTTTCCTTGCGATGGGACATTTTCAATGAAGTAGATGCACAAAAGAGGTTAATTCAAAATGCCACTCAATGTTAGCGGAAGTGATTCTCTCTATTGGAGAACGGGTTTAGATAATTCTGGTTTGATGGTTGGGGCAACCCAAACCAAAGGAATTATTCGCAATCTTGTGAGAACAATTGGTACAATGGATCTATTTGCTGTTTTTGGTTTTATAGCGGCAAGAAGATTAAAGCGTCTTACGGAAGATGTTTATAGGTTTTCAAAAGATTTTGAGCACTCTATGAAAGAAGTGCAAACAATTTCCAAAGCTGTTCAGAAAGATTTTAAAGGAATATCTGATGAAATTATGCAGATGTCTACGGAACTGCCAGAGGGAGCTATCAATTTATCAAAAGCATTATATCAGATAGTATCTGCTGGATATGATGGTGCTCGTGCCATGGAATTACTTAGAATTTCAGCAGAGCTTGCTATTGCCACAGTTACGGATACCTTTACGGCTGCCGATGCGCTGACCTATGTCATGAATGCTTATGGAACGGCGGCTGGAACAGCTTTAGAGGTTTCAGATAAGCTGTTTACAATAATCAAGCTCGGCAAGGTAACGATGGAGGAACTTGGCCCGACTATATCAATGGTAACTGGTCTTGCCGCCGAAGCTGGAATGTCTTTTAATGATCTCGCTGCCTTTTATGCTGAAGCTGTTAAGAAAATAAAACCTCATATTGTCTCTACTGGTATAAGAGGATTCGTTACTGCTTTGCTTCGTGCATCGAAAGAAGGGCAGCAAGCAGCGGATGCGGCGAAAGAGATGGGGATTGAATTTGATATAGCTACTATGAAATCAAAAGGTCTTTGGTATATGCTAAATCAAATGTCGATTGCAACTAAAGGTCAAAAGCAAAAATTAATGGAGCTATTTCCTAATGTACGAGGTCTCATAGGTCTATTGGCTATTATGACCAATGAGGGTCAAAATTTTAATGATTCTTTGAATCAGATAGTAGAATCCACGGGAAATATGCGTACCGCACTTCAGATTATGGTTGAAGATAGCACAAACCAGTTGAAAATTTTGAAAAATAATGTTATCGCAGAACTTAAACCTTTCGGTGATGAACTGATAAGATTTGCTGGTAGTGTGGCATACGCTATAAATAAGATGTTTGAAGCAGCGCAACCACCAAAACTTAAGACAGAAACACTTGAATATTATAGAAAAATGTTTGAAGCAATAAAACCCGGTAAAGTTCCTATTGGGCCTACTGGTGAGAAGATGTGGGCTTTGGCTGAAATTTCTCCTCCTGATGTATATATTAGAAAACTTAAGGAAGAAGGGATTGAGATAGAAAATTTACGTGTACTGTTAGAAAAATTGTTAGACGTTAGAACATCAGAAGAAGAAAGATTAAACATTATTAATACACTTTCAATAGAGGCAACTAAAGCATATATGAGGGAAACAAAGAAATTAGAGGAACTCACAAAAGCCTATGATGATACTAAGATAGCTTGGGAAAAACTTCAGGAAGAGAAGGGGAAAGTCCCAGTATTTTTTGGTGCATCCAAAGAAGAAATGGAAGAATTTACACAAAAGATGATAGAAATGCACGAAAAACAACTTTTAGAAGATGTTGAACTTGATGAAATGTATAAAGATTGGAAGATTAGCAGTAACAAAGAATTGTTACGAATAGAAATAGAACAACTTGAAGAATATATGTCCAGATATGACGAGGAACATAATTTCAAGCTTGGATTGATTGATGAACTAAAACGAAGAAAAGAACAGCTTCAAAAACTTGAAATTGAGGGCAACAAGGCAACTCTTAACGAAATAATAAAAGATACAAGAGGATGGGGTAAGCAGGAACTACAAATCTATGCCAAGTTTCTTCAAGATCAAGCAGAGTTATGGCAAGACAATGAAGCTATGCACAAAACGATCTTGGAAAAATATAGCGAAACGATGCAGAAAGTTTATGATGCGGAGATTACCAAGATAAAAGAAATCGGTGACGTTTTTAATGCCCTGGGAGACCTTGTTTCCAAATTCGATTCTGACCTGGGTAATGCTATAGGTAAAGCGGGTGTATTAGCTGGGTCAATAGTGCAGATGATGACTGCTAAAACAGGAGTCGGGCAGTTTGCCGGCAGTTTAGGAGTAATGGGATCATATTTATCTATCATGCAAACATTAACAGCAGGTGATGATACACGATACAAGAAACAATTGGAATATCTTAGCAAATTGAATTATCAAACTGAGAAACAAATTAGATTATTGCGTCAACTTACCGGATTGGAAGCATTGGAGGGAATGGTTGATTTATTTGGAAATTTAAATGCTGAAATTGAAGCTAATTTGAACACAATAAGTGATATTAAAATTTATAATAAACTCGGACAGGCAATAAGTACCTTAGGTGAAAAATTTACACGAAGTCAACTTGAAAATCTTAACCTCGGTTCCGATATAATGAAAAAAGATCGAGAGTTATATAAAGATTTAATAAAAACTTTAGATGAAAGCAGGACAAAATTAAAAGAATTTGAAACCGATTACAGAGAACTTATAACGGCTACGACTGTACCGGCTATAGCTGATTCTATAGCAGACGGTTTTCTCCAAGGTTTTAAAGTTGGCAAAGACGAGCTTGGGGATTTTGCTGCAAATTTTGAAGATACAATGAGGAATGCTCTTATAAATACTTTCAAGCAGGCTATCATCTCAGAAATGCTGGAAGATTGGTATGAAGAATTTGCCTATTATATTGGTGCTCCTCAATATGGTATTGAATCATTGTCTGTTACTGAGATTGAAAAACTAAGGACGGGATTTGAGGAAATAATTAGGGGGGCTACGTCCAGATGGGCAACTATTATAGAGATTGCAAGATCAGCAGGATTGGAAATGGATAATGTCCCAGAGATAGGAAGAACAGGTCTCACTGGTGCTATTGCCGGAATAACCGAGCAAACCGCTGGATTACTGGCTGGGCAGTTTAATGCTATTAGAATGACGAATGTAAAAATGCTTGACCAGTTAGAAAATATAAATGATGGTAAATTAATGCCTTCTTTAACTGCACTGTGGGAGATAAGAAATAATACATACAGCTTACCTAATATCATGCGTACTATGAATGATATGGCCATTGATATATCAAGAACAGCGGATAATACTGATTATCTTATAAGTATAGATGAAAAATTGAATCGCTTACCCACCACATCAGATTGGGGAAGGGTAATAGGAGCTTAATTATGGGTTCATATAGATTAGATGGTCTTAGTTTGGAAGATACTTATGGAGTGCATGTAATGTCAGTTAGGGGACATTTGGATTTCTTGAAAAGAAAAGGTGAAACATCTCACGATTGGCTTGATGAAGATGGGGAGGAAGAATTCACTGATGCTGATGATATAAAGTTTAAACCTCGCGATATAACTCTTAATTGCTATATAAAGGCTACCAATCGAAATACTTTCTTTCAGAATTTAGATGCCTTTAAATTGATACTACAAAGCGCAGGATTGCATACTCTTGCCGTCCCTTATATGAGTACGACTTTTAGTGTTTACTTTAAAGATGGGGGTCAAGTTAATATAGAATCTAAGTGGGCATCAGGAGTAGCTCATGATGTAATTGGTACTTTTGCAATTAAATTACGTGAGCCAGATCCATTACTAACTTATTATTAGTCGCCTAAATAGGTCAAATTTAAAGTGTAATGGTTTTAAATGTTAAAGATGTAATTTTGATAAGGAAAACAAAAGAATGCGTTAGAACGCAAATATTGATTCGCAGAGGGGTGTAAAATGATTGAGACGATTATTGGAAATAAAAAAATCACAATCCCCGATGAAGAACGGCAGAGATGCGAGGTGTGGACGAGAGTGATGGGATATTATCGTCCTGTAAGCGAATTTAATATAGGAAAGAAAAGCGAACACGCTGAACGAGTTTTTTACAAAGAGTAGGAATTGGTAGAACAATAAAATATAGTCTTGTTTAACAAATCAATATGCTTAGAAGGAGAGAATTATGGGATCATTTAGTAATTATATGGAAAATGAGCTTCTTGATCATGTTCTCGGTGAAGGAGGGGAAACATGGGCAAGACCTAATACGTTATTTCTTGCATTATGTACAGCAGATCCAACCGATTCTGGTACTGGAAGTTCTATTACGGAACCGTCAGGAGGGTCTTATGCTCGGCAAGAATGCAATGATTGGGATGCAGGGGCAAGTCGTGCAACTGCCAATTCTACAAAAAAGACTTTCCCGAAGGCAACGGCAGATTGGGATACATTAACTCATTTCGCTATTTGTGATCACCTAACCACAGGAAATATGATAGCTCATGGAACTATTACTCCCAATAAAGTTGTTCTTCAAGATAATACTCCGGCAGTTGAGATTGGCGATTTGGATGTTTCGTGGGATAGTGGGGGATTAAGTGATTATTTAGCAAATGCATTACTTGACCATGTACTAAAAGGTGATGCCTATACTCAGCCTGTAAGCCTGTTTGCTGCCTTAGTTACCGGAACTATTGTAGATGCAGATACAGGCTCTACAATTTCGGAACCGACAGGAGTTGGCAATTATGCCCGGATCGAACATAATGCTTATAATGCCGCCTCTCTTGGGGCAACTGAAAACGGAAGTACCATTACTTTTGCTACGGCTTCTGCTACTCTGGGAACAATTACAGATGTTGCCGTTTGTGATGCATTGACTACGGGTAATCTGTTATTTTACTCAGGATTGAATACAGCACAACCGATAGATAGTGGGGATACTCCCGTGTTTCCTTCAGACGATCTTGACTTTACAATGGATTAAAATATGGATGTTAAAAACCAAATAGATTCAATCTTGGCCGGAGAAGCAATATCTATTCCCACCGATCCAGTTGAATTGAATGAGATTATCTCTAAACGTACAACTAATGCCAAAATCTTCGACTTGGGTAAAGGTGTGCGCAGGGCAAAGATATATTCCTGTCCAATCCATTATAAAGATGAGAATGGAATATTTAAATCTATTGATATTAATGCACGAGAAAAATTATCAATAGATGATTTACCTCAATTTGAATATGAGACCAAGGCGGGAAACTATCACGCCCATTTTAAAAAGGACAAACCTTGGAACTATAGATTTATTGTTGGTGATTCTTGGATTGAATACGAAGCGTTATTTTTTGATGAGTCTAAAAACTTGGATATCAAAGTTGAGACATCCAGAGTTGGTATTAAGGAAACCATTACACTATTCAATAAGAAAGCCCCAACTTCACTCTCATGGCGAGTTACACAGTCAGAAAAATCTACTATAATAACTCCTCAGCCAATTGCACAGGATGCCACTGGCAAGAATATTCCTATTATCGAAAGTAATAATGGCGATATTTTAATATATGATGTTGATGTTACAGGAGCTGTGTTCCCTATCATGGTTGACCCGACAAGTGTAGTGGCGACAAATGATGGGAGAATACCTAATAACAATGCCGATTATACGACTTGCAGAACCGCAAGTGTGGGAACAGCAGTATATACTAATGGATATACTGTGGGACAATCCACAGGATTTTATATTTGGAGATCATTTGCTTCATTCGTAATTCCAGATATGGTTACAATAACCGCCGCATCATTTTTTTATAAAGGTGAGTCCGATGTATCAGATACCGATTTCTATATCTTCTTATACCCATCAACTTATAGTGACCCACTTGTCAAGGAAGATTTTGATTTATGGGGTGGAACACGTTTTAATAGTGACGGACACACATCAGGGTTTCAAGTAGAAGGATGGAATGAGATACAATTTGAATCTGCTGGACTTACCGCTGTTTTAGCCGCAAAAAATAGCACACTTAAAGTAGCAATAATATCCTCACGTGAAGGGACACAACCGACAGGTGCTGAATATGTTACTATTTATGCTTCTGATACTGCTGACAAAGAGCCATATTTATCAATAACATATACAGAACCATCCACCTCACTATCTGCTACAATAAACGGAATCTTGTCAACTCAAGTATCAATGACTTCTATGAGAGAACTTAAAGGCTCACCTAATAGTGTATTAACAGCATCCCAGAAAATGACCGCTTTAAGAGAACTTAAAGGTTCATCTGATAGTGTTTTGAGTGTGGCCGATGTTCTGTTAAGTATCTTAAGAAGCTTGAAGGGTTCATCGGACAGCGTTTTATCAACTCAGGCATTGATGACTGCTCTGAGAGAACTAAAGGGTTCATCGGACAGCGTTTTATCAACTCAGGCATTGATGACTACTATACGAGAATTAAAAGGAAGTTCTGATAGTGTTCTAACAGCCACTCAAGTCATGACAGCTTTAAGAGAACTAACAGGACTTTCCGAAAGTGAACTATCATCCAGATTGTATGTCGGTGAAGATGGAGTAACCCCAACCAATGAAATGATGACAGGATTCTAATATGGACTTACAAATTTACAGAGGATCATCGGTAAATCTTACTACTACGATTGACGAGAAAACTAAACTCAATCAGCGATTCTTTGGTGAGAATAATATCAGAGCAGAATTAGAATTCCGTTCTGTTCCCGATATTGCCATTGGTGATTATATAGTTTGGGAAGGGGTTAAATATTACATCAATACCCTTCCTGATGTTACTAAGATTGCCAGTAATTCTTATAAGTATATTGTGACATTTGAAAGCGAATATTACGAAATTGCAAAGGTACAATTTCTTAATAGTGGAGTCAGTGAGTTTTATCTAATCGGAATTCTGGAAGATTTTATTGATTTGGTAATTACTAATTTAGATAGAATTTATGGTAATGGAGTCTGGACGAGAGGAACTTGTAATCAGTCAAATGCAGAGTACAAACTTCTTTCTTTTAACGCTGAAAATTGCATGGAAGTCTTGGAACGATTATGTACTGAATTTGAAGGGGAAGTATTCTTTAATCGCAAGGTAATTAAGTTTACAGACACTACTGGGGTACAAAGTGGATTGACTTTTAAATACAGATATGGTTTGCGAGGATTTACAAGACAAACTGTTAGTAATAAAAATATAGTTACTCGGTTATATGGTTTCGGATCAAAGAAAAATATAAATACAGATTATAGAAGTGGTGCTGAAAGACTATTATTTGAAAATGGGGGGGTAAATTATTTAGAAAAAAATGTTGCTACCTACGGAACAATAGAACACTCAGTCGTTTTTGAAGACATTTACCCGCATCGTGATGGAACGGTTACTTCTGTTGGTGACGAATTCACGTTTTATGATACCGGAATGAATTTTGACTTAAATGATTATCTAATTTCTGGAGTGACAGCAAAAGTTCATTTCCAAACTGGGAATTTAGCAGGATATACTTTTGAACTTTATACTTATACCCACGGAACAACAAAATTTGTATTATTGCCAAACACTGACAATCGTGATCTTACTTTGCCAAATGATGGCGCAGCATGGAAGCCTGCCGAAGACGATAAATATGTACTCCTTGATATAAAGTTACCTCAAGCATATATTGACACTGCCGAGACGGCATTACAAGCTGCTACACAGATATATTTAAATGAAAATAGCGACCCGCATGTAGTTTATAACCTCACGCCGGATCCACGATACTTTAAAACCAATGCTATCGAGTTACATATTGGAGATTATATTACTATTGAAGATACTGATCTTGATATAACTTTCCTTACAAGAATTATTCAATTAACACGATCCCTATCAAAGCCATATCAATACTCATTGCAAGTATCAGATTATAACGAAATACAAGTAATTCAAAGACAGTACAATGAAATAAACATAGCCAACAATAAAATTAAAGTAAGTGATGTGGGAGATATAGCAAGATCAAGATCAAATTGGAGAACAGTTCAAGAGTTACAAAATATGGTATTTGATACTGACGGATATTTTACTGAACATATAAAGCCACTATCAATAGAGACGGCTCTTTTATCGGTTGGGAGTAAATCAAGACAATTTACGCTCAGCGGCGTAACGTTGGAACCAAACTATACAAACGATGAGGCTAAATTTCATGCTACTGCCGGATCGTTAGTTCATTTTGCTATCGCTGAAACAGTCCAGACATGGATAATATATGCAAACGATGAAACAGGGCTTACCGATGGAACAGCATATTATATTTATGCCAGATGTCATAAGTCAGAATATGATAATGTAAATAACCAAATTGTGCTAGATGCTGATGCCAAACTGGTTGATGCTGATGCTACATATTATTATTTTCTCGTTGGTGTCCTACATTCTGTAGTTAGTGGAATAAGAGGCATATCTACTACCTATGGTCATACTTTAATAGATGGCGGGTATATAAAAACGGGAACTCTGGACGCCAATGTAGTTACTGTGACTAATCTTGATGCTGATAATATTACTGCTGGGACAATAACTTTAGCTCGTGTATCTGATTCCAGGACTTTAGCTGCTCTTTCTGCTGTCGCCGTCGGAAATTGCGATACAACAATTATTAGTGGTGGAAAGATTATCACAGGACTCTTGACTGCAACAAATATACAGGCAGGGACTTTGACGGGACGTACTGTACAGACTGCGGCAAGTGGGCAAAGGATTGTACTTGACCAAAGTGATAATACATTAAAAATGTATAATGCTGATGACATTGTAGTAGTTAAGATAGATGACGCTACATCTCCTTGGAGTGTGCCCACCGTATTTGTAATGGATCCCACTAATCCCACTACGGATTTTGCGTATATGGGTAAGGATGAAGTTGTTATGCGCCTTGACAATGCTGCTGGAGTGACAGGGTTGACTATTGTAGGTGACAATGCGGGTTGTGGTGCTATTCAGATTTGGAATGCCATCGCCGGCATAGAAACTTTCGGTGTAGATACCGATGGTTATGTAAATATTAGACCAGTTGCTGCACAGAATAATGCTTTATTAGTTCATGCTACTGACGGATCTACAGTAGCTCAAATACTTAAAGACGGGCAAATTCTCAGCACTACCGAAGTTGTAGCTCAAAATCTACTTAGATTATACGGAGCGACTGGTGAAGTAAAAGCTTATACAGTTGGTACATCAACTTATCAAAGTCTTATATTTAATGCCGCAGATTTTAGTTTTAAGGCAAGTAATGTGGAGAAAGTAACTATCAGTGCCGCTGGAGACCTCGATGCAGTAAAATACCTCGTCAATGGGGCAGCTGGTGCAAATTTTAATGGAGAAGTTACCAATATTACTGTTGTTGATGGACTTGTTACGGCAGCATCATAAAAATTGCCCGCGGGTGTTTTCGGTCGACCAAAGTCTCTTACTTCCCACGGGCACGCACAGTTTTCACAAACTCCTAATATGAAAGGATAAAGTCAAGGTAAGAATATATATTCCACTTGTCAAGTAAAAAATGAAGCAATTGGAATTATTATTCGCAAAAATACAAAATAAGGGACGAGAAAATGAAAAAAGTGACACTGAATGTACTGGACAGACATCTTTTACTCGGGTTGACCAGAAGCTTTGCCGGTAGCAGAGAATTTCTTCATGAAGTAGATGATTTTCGTGACAAGCTAACATTTACTCAAAAAGAAATGGTTGAGTTTGGTTTCAATGCTGAAGGGACAGCGTGGAAAAATGGCAAACCAGTTGCTTTGGAAATAACAGAAAAATTGCATGAAAAAATAAGAGGCGAACTTGTTGTAATGGAAGGACAAGGGAAACTACAATATGACTATGTTTACCTGTATGATGAATTTACTAAACCTAACAAATAGTAATTATTGTAAGGTGAGATAATGAGCGAAGAAAAAAACAATTCATGGAGGTTATCAAAAACCGAACAGATGATGATGTGGGCTATAGGTATACTCCTTTCAATCGTAATCTTTGTATTTGCTAAATGGACAGTTTCGTCTGATGTCAGAGCCAACACATCACGAATTGACGCACAAGAAATACGGTATGAACAGGTTGTAGATAATATCACCGATATAAAACAACTTCTCGAAAAACTTGGTGATAAGTTTGATAAATTTATCATGAAGGAAGGCAAATGAGTTTAACGATGGTAGAAATGATTGATCGCTGGCCACATATACACATTGATCAGTTTAATAAGATCGAGAAAATGCAACCGGAAACGCTCGATGAGTTTAACCGAATGTGCAAAGATGCTCTGGACTTCTGGGGATGGACTCACCGGATAAATAGCGATTACCGCAAGGGCGATACGGGGCAGCACGGAAAAGGGAGAGCGATTGATGTTATATTCCATAAAGAAAGACTCGGTGATGTATCCGAAATAGAACAGTTTATATTTGCTTTAAAATATAAATGGACAGCTATCGGCGCATATCCATATTGGAACACTCCTGGGCTTCATGTTGATACTCGACCGGAACGCAGGCTTTTCTGGTGGAGAGATAAAAAGAAAAAATATCATTACACATTTAACTATAAAGATATTTTGAAATGGACGGCTGTATAAATACAACAGTGTTTTACTACATCCCCGGCTTTCATGCCAGGCACAGGCACTCTAAAGGGGTGTTTTTTTTATTTGACTTAACAATAATCATTGTATTATATTAATAACATGTGTAATATTCAAGGATATCACAGTAAAACAAAACATGGAGGATCACATGAAACGCATCACAAGTATTTTTCTATTCACGTTTTTGATTCTCGTTCTTTTTGTCACCTCTTGCTACGCTGGAATCTGGGGTGATATCAAGAGCGGCGCTATTGACCAAATTGCCTACGCTGTGGTGGCTGGTCTTTTCTTCATATTGACCATATTTCTTGGCG